AGCACCTTTGGTGGTAAAGACAGGAGAGATATTAAAAGTCACTGCAGGACATGCTAATAGAATACATGTAACTGCTAGTATACTGGAGGTTAGTTGATGCCAGTTGTTGATAGTAATACAAGACTTTTAAATATTCCAACAGTTATAACAATGGCTGCAGACGAGTTACGAGGACAAAATAATTTACCTCTACAAGCTACTTTATTAGGACTGGCAAGAGAAACAAGTTTAGAAAATGCTGATGTAGTACAAATGGGTAATACTATATTTGTAGGTCATACAGGCAAAAGCAAACAGAAAACTAAGATGGTGGGTAGAGCATTTAATGTAGACACTGGAAGAAATTTTATAAAAAATTGTTTACAATATATAAGTTATTTGCAAGAAAAAGGGATAACGCATTACTCTTCCCAGTTTGAGGGTACTGCATTAGTATCAGCGGTAAAAGTTATGCAAAGACGTTTAATGGACACAGATACTAAAATGTATCTTGGTCGTACAAGTGACGATAAATATGTGATATTTATTAAAATAGGAGAAGAGTCCTTGAAAGGCATGTTTGGATGAGCGTTATAATTAATCCTATAAAAGATGTTATAGATTGGGTTGGAGAAACTATTGAAGACGTTGCTGACTTTGTAATAG